TATGGTTATACATTCAAACAACACAAAGGTTTAATTAAAAAATTGGTTGATTATTTAGATTCAGATAAGACAGGAACCAAATTAGACTTTTTGGTTGATATAGGTTCACTACAGAAAAAAGATATTAACGGAAAACCATATTATTCTCACACAAATCAAAATAATTGGCAAATACCATCCGCATTTAGAGGACAACTAAGTTCATTTTTTAATTCAGCCAGAATTGCAGGGATATTAGATTACAATAAAAAAGGTAATCAGTTTTATTTGAAAAAAGGACCTAATTTTGATAAATTCAAATTAGGACAACTAAGAGCACTTTAAGTCCTTTTATATATTTCACAAAATGTCAATACCTTTTCAAAAATTATTTGGATATTAGTTATCTTTTTACTATATTTGTAGAATGAAAGTTATGTTTTTAGACCATGATGGTGTAATTTGTTTATCTAATAATTGGGGTAGTCGGTTTAAAAAACAGGCTAAATGGGGTGGTAAAACCTCATCAATGAGTATGCAAGACATACCATTACAATACCGATTTGATGACTTTGACACTAAATCAATTAAAATCTTGAATGAAATGTTAATTGAAACCGACGCAGAAATCGTGGTTTCCTCCGATTGGAAACGTTGGGCGACTCTTGAAGAAATGGGGGAACACTATGAATCAAAAGGTATCATTAAAAAACCTATTGCTCTTACTCCAAACTTAGGTCAATGTACTTGGTATGATAATTGGGCTTGGTCAAGAGATTGGGATTTGGAAATGACTCGTGTTATTGAAATCAAACAATACTTACACGACCATCCCGAAATCACTCATTGGGTTTCAATTGATGACCTTGACATGGGTAAAAATGGGGAATCTTGGAAAGATTGGGGGTTAGATAACTTTGTTCTTACACCGAAAAGTAATCAGGGTATTAAACAATCAGGAGTTAAAGAAAAAATTTTAAAATTATTAAATTAAAATATTATATATGAAAAAATTAGAAAGACCGAGAATATCAACAATTGGTGGAGTATGCGAAGGAATTGGAAATTACATTGGTATTGATGGAACTATCATTAAACTTATATTTTTTGGGTTATTCTTCACTCCAATCCCAATTACAACGATATATTTAATATTGTGGTTTTTTATCCCTAAAGAAGAATTTTAGAAATTTCGAGTATTTATTAGTATGAATACTCGAAATAAAACAATTAAAGAAATCTTATCGTTATACGATGTCATTCTTGAGAACAAGAATGTTACAGAGGCATCGGATGTGTATGATGATGTAGATTTTGAAAATATCGGTGAGGGTAATCCTGCCTCCGATAACATTAATACTTCACTATTACAAGATGTTCAAAGCGCCGCAAAATCAGCTGGTCTTAAAGTAAATATTACAACGGCAGTGAGTGGTCATAAAACAGGTACTAGACACGAAACAGGTGATGCGGTGGATGTTGCAAGGATAAATGGAATTGGTTCAGGTGGAGCAACTAACAGTACTAATGGTAATGCCAAATTTAGAGAACTTGGTAATAAATTAAAAGATGCGTTGGTTTCAATGGGATATGTTTGGAACACAGAGTCAGGTAATCCTAAAGCGGTCTTATGGCAAACAAACACAGGAGGAAACCATTTTAATCACGTACATATTTCAAACACAACCTCAACACCATCATCAGCATCTACTGAATCAAACAAAGTCTCTTCAGGAACTAATGATGTTGAATTTGAAAGAGACCCATTAATTTCGGCAATTGGGGATTCATTAGTGAATTTTTTTGGTATAAAGGAATCTAAAAAAGTGTCGGAAAATATAAAAAGAATTAAAGGTTTACTATAACAAAAAAATCCACCAATTGGTGGATTTTTTAATTTAATCATCTTCTATTTTAATTATTTACTTTCGGTCATTGTTGTGTCTACAACTAATGAAGTTGTGTCAATACACGCAATTGAATCAACAACCATTGTCGTATCTTCAGAGCTAATTTCAGTTGATGTTCCACTACCACAAGAAACCAATGTTACGATTGTGATTAAAGCTAAGATTTTTTTCATTTTTACTAAATTTTTTTTGTTTATAAATTATTATTCTTGAGATTATAAATATACGAATAATTTGTCTTTTGTCAATAATATGCTAAATTATCTAAAGAATGTAAAATCTCGTCAACATTATTTGGGTCTACACCACCTATCGACATTCTAAACCATCCTTCGTTTTCTTTTGAACCAAAATATTCAAAAGGTACCAATCCAATACCACATCTATCAATTAAGAATTTGGTATAAATTTGCATGTTTAGAAATGATAATGATTCACCCAAATAAATTGAAATGTAAATTCCACCTTCAGGTCTTTGACAATCAATACGAAATCCCTTTTCTTTTAATTCATCAATCTTATCACATATTTTGGCCGATATTTCAGAATATTGTTTTGTTTTCATTGTGACAAACCCTGTCATGTCTTCATAATCATTTAGGTACTTTGCAACAGCGTTTTGTTCAGGTTTTGGAGCCCAAGCTCCAATGTGAGAGAAAACCTCTGTCATCTTACCCATAATGTCTTGAGGTCCAAATGCCCAACCAACTCTGATACCTGTGGCGCATAATGATTTGGAAACACCATCAACACAAATCAAATAGTTACGAATTTCAGGACATAATGTTAAAGGATGGACAAATGAACCATCAACACTCAAGTCAGAATAAATTTGGTCAAAGAACAAATACAATGGTCTTGAACCTACCTGATTTGCTCTAACATTATTCTCATTAACAATCAAATCACAAATACCTTTCAATGTTTTAGGGTTAATAACACGACCTGTTGGATTTTGTGGTGAACAAATACAAATTAGAGATGTATTGTCATTTATTGCCGTATCAATATCATCAACCGTTGGAAAAAATGAATTTTCAGGTGTACATTCGATTTCTTGTTTGACCGCTCCATGTAAAAAACTATAATGGTTATTATTCCAAGATGGAACAGGATAGATTACGCCCTCACCGCTATTAACCAATGTTTTGTAGATTGTATAAATTAACGGACGAACACCGCCACCAATTAATATTTCATTCTCACTATAATCAACACCTTGTCTTTTTTTAAGGTATTCACTAACTGATTGTCTTAAGTTTAATTGACCCGCAGATAAAGGATAGTTTGTTAGATTTTCATTATAAGATTCAATAATGTAATCTTTAAGTTTTTCAGGTATTGGATTTATGTTTGAATCAAAGTCACCAATGGTTAAATTTAATATTTTTTTTGTTTTTGAAATCTCTTTGATTTGTTGAGAGATTTTGATGATTTCAGAACCTACAATGTTGTTTCCTACGTGTGATAATTTTTCCATGTTGCAAATATAATATTTTCTTTTTGTTTTTCAAAATTTTGGAGGAAGGTGAGGGGCTCGAACCCTCGCGACTTTTACATCCTACTTGTTTAGCAAACAAGCCCCTTCACCAACTTGGGTAACCTTCCATTATTTTAACCATTCTAACATATAATAACTTAACTTATACCCTGTAAAAGCGCCTAATGCTGATGATGTTGGAAATATAACGATTTTGCCAAGGTCGGTAACATATTTTGGTCGATTGATTATCTTACCCACATAAGAATAATAAATGAGATAAGCACCTAACACCGCGATATCCATTTTAGTTGCAATGGCCACCACTATGACCGCACCTAAAAATCCGTATAAAGCATTATCTATTATCGCTTCTATGATTTCTCTTGTGGTCGCATCTTTATACTCTTTAACAATTTTTTGAAATGATTTTCTATTTTTCCGTAACATAATATAATTTTATTAAAATACAAATATAAAAAAAATCTCACTAATTTCCAAATCAAAAGGACATCATTTGTGAAAAAATTGTTGCGATGGAAGGAATTGAACCTTCGACTTCTTGGATATGAATCAAGTGTTCTACCACTGAACTACATCGCAATTTGCGGTTTTGGAAGGATTCGAACCCTCACTAAAAAGGCCGTAACTTCTCGTGCTATCCGTTACACTACAAAACCAATAGTTATCCGACCTGGATTCGAACCAAGACAAGCAGGCTCAAAACCTGTTATGCTAACCGTTACATCATCGGACAATAAATGTGGGAGTGATAGGACTCGAACCTATGAACTCAAATGAGGGCTGATTTACAGTCAGCTGCAATTGCCGCTATGCGACACTCCCAATTAAATTTGCACGGGTGGGGAATTACGATATCCCGACACCTAGTTTTGGAGACTAGTGCTCTGCCCCTGAGCTACACCCGTATTTTTTTGAGTTTGGAGTCGGAATCGAACCGACCTATCTCATTTTGCAGACGAGAACCTAAACCACTCGGCCATCCAAACATAAAATTTGTTCCCCCGGATGGTACCGACCCAACTTCTCGATATTAAAAGTATCGTGCTTCACCTTAAAGCTTCGAGGGAAAATTACAGGATATCGATTAACCTGCGGTGTTGATATCATTACACACCTTCACTCGTGACCGAGTAACGATTTTTTTGTTGTCACAGTAGGATTCGAACCTACGACCGCTTTCGTATCAGAAAAGAACTCTACCACTGAGTTATGTGACAATATAGTAGGGGTAGCGAGAGTCGAACTCGCCGCTTCTTGGTCCCAAACCAAGCGTCTCACCCCGAGACTATACCCCTGTTTTTATGGTTACATTATTTCAAAGAACAATTTCGTTTTTTATTTGACGATACAAAGTCACAACTTTTTTTTTATCAGGGTATAAAAACAAAAAACCCCAAACTTTTTTTAGAAGTTCGGGGTTCTCGATTTTATTACTAATTAATTTAATCTTAACTTATATTGGATTCACCAATAACCGAACTATGCGTAATACGCGGATACCAACAGATACTAATCTGGGGTTGACGTTTACTAATCATATTTTTGTTTATTGGTTTCATTTTTTTTAAAATTTTTGTTGTTTAATATATAACTATCTCAATAGTAGAAAAAGTTCCTGAAATGTCAATTTTTTTTTATTTTTTTTTGAAGTCGGAACAGGATTCGAACCTGTAATTAAGAGAGGTCACTTACCGCTGATGGGACATATACCATCACCCTCTGTATTGCCATACCGCGTCGCGTTACCAGTTCCGCCACCCAACTAAATTTTAATTTACTTCAATATCCTTTAATTCAATGTCCTCTCCTTGTATGTGTCTATATACCCTAGTGAAAAATTCACCTAATAACTTGTAGTCTTCAGGTATCATTCGACAATAATCAAATGCCGGTATTGTATCAAATATCCGGTGTTGAATTACTTTTTCAACACCATCAGGAATGTATTCAAAAATTATATTTCCTCTAAAAATATATTTCATATCTCTATAATTTAGAATACAAAGATAAGACATTTGTCTTAAATGGTGGAATTTTTTTTTTGAAGTCAGGACAGGATTCGAACCTGTATGCGTAACTTTCTTGGTTCTTCCCCAATGGCACGCTGTCCACCTATTATTTTAGCGTCTACCAGTTCCGCCACCTGACTATATTACCTGTCTTTCCAAGTTGTCAACCACCTTATCTCTTATTGGTGTAATCACCTCAAGTAAGTAGGATTTTGTGTTCCCTACAGGATTTGAACCTATGACCTTCTCGTTATGAGCGAGCTGCTCTGACCGGGCTGAGCTAAGAGAACAAAATTAAAAAACAAGTTACACGATTTGGTCTACACCGAAATACTTTTCAACCAAACCCCTTCCAATACGATATTCGGTTTATCGTATTGTCCCCCTCCCTCATAAGAGTTCAGGGTTAAAAGCCTACCAGTCTTACCTCACTTGTTTTTAGCGGAAGGGACAGGATTCGAACCTGCAAAGCTTTAACACCCGACGATTTTCAAGACCGCTTAACAACCATTGTCCACCCTTCCATTTTTAACCGACCTAGCTCGGTAAACACATCGGATTTTTTTAGGTCGTGACGAACCCATCGGTCACTTCTTACTAGATACTTGTGGTTTACTTACTTAAGTTCATACCGTTACCACTAGGGAACCCAACCTATTTTTGGGGGTCTAACGGGACTTGAACCCGCGACCTCTTGATTCACAATCAAGCGCTCTAACCACTGAGCTATAGACCACATATAAAGTGCCAGTCTTTCCTGGCCGTCACCTTGCGCCGCAGGGATGCCCGCATTGCCGTTGGTTGCGTTTGTTATAGCTGACTAACAAGGATTCGAACCTGATTCCTGAGTCCCATTTCACCGGTTGCTAAAGCACCTGCCATTACTCCGTTCCTCTGTGCCCATTACACCATAGTCAATCGGATGCTTCGAATCATCCAGTCTCAAGTTAATTACTCTTGAGGTTTGAAGTCAGGAGAGGAATCGAACCTCTCTACAGGGTGCTACCCGCCATCCTTGGCCTGCCATCGGACTCGAACCGACCTTGTATATCCAACCTGACTAAATTACAAGAAAAACTTCAGTCTCATTTCTCTTGTTGCATTTCTGCCGATTAAAACTACTCATACCGACTTTGCAGGAAGGTTTTCATTCTAATCAGTGGAGTTTCTTAAAACCCCATCTCTAAAAATTACCCCCTTCTACAGATAGGAGGAACATCGTCACTTCTTTCATCTTCCCGTTTTATTTTAAGACGAAGAACGGATAGCGAGGTCAGTGAGCCTCAACTCTGTCGTCTACTTGAAGTTGACACGGGACTCGAACCCGCACAAGACAACCATTTATGGACTCGGGCACCATCCCTCATTACGCAGTCAACTAACCATATTTTCTATTTTATTTTTTTAACACCACAAAGATAATACATTTATTTTTAATGGTGTTTTTTTTTTGAAGTCAGGACAAGAATCGAACTTGTATGGTATAGATTCGGCAACTGACTCTTTAATATGGAGCTTTGTACTATACCTTATGACCTTAAGCGTCTTCCATTCCGCCACCTGACAATAAATGTCTGTTTTTGTATTATCCCTAGAACACACAAACTATGCCGACATACGATTCGGAGAGCATCCACGCCAATATAGAACCTATATCTGTCATCTCTATCTTCGTTCCTTACCAAGCGCTTGGCAGAGGGCTAATTGTAGTCAGGACAGGATTCGAACCTGTTCCGTCTTTACCATAAAGAGTCAGCCTTACTGTTACTCAACCTTGGGGAGGTGACTCCAACCAATGGATTCCTGACTATTTTACCCCACTTCACCAGTAGATTGGACTGGCTACCATATAGGGAGTGGGGGTTTCCCGTTATTTCGGGACTCCGTGGTGTTGAGGGAGTCGAACCCATCTCGTTGAATTACATACCTAATCACTTATCATGCCGCTGAACTAGTATCTCGGATAGTAATATTAGGTCATCATTCAACCCTTTAACACCATTTGAAATCAATTCATTACTGACAATAATCTGTATCGGGTCACTTAAGACAATGTACAGATGTTAGAATCTAACTAACAATTGATTTTGTGGTAAGGACGGGACTTGAACCCGTGACCACTAGATTTTCAGTCTAGCACTCTACCAACTGAGTTACCTTACCTTTTGTTTTTGTGATGTATGTAGGGTTTGAACCTACGGCATTTAATAGGGTACAACATCTTTAAAGTTATTTCTCAAACTCGTCACTTTACCTATTAAAAGTTATATCCTGACCCAAACACAAAACGTTACAGGTTTTGTCAATACATCATTTGTGGTAAGAGATGGAATCGAACCATCGGCACCTCGGGCTTCAACCAAGTGCTCTACCTACTGAGCTATCTCACCAAATGATGATAATGTTGGGATACCCATTTCGTCCCAATCTTAACTGCTTCCTGAGTTTTACGAGGCCTCGGCAGGGGGTGGTGAATTCCGGTTCCGTCCTGGATTGTCGACATCCGGTGGGCGGGGAAAACCATTATCATATAATTTATTTGTCTTTCCAAAATGTCCGTTAAACTTTCTAGGTAGCGGCACCTTTACACGGCCGTTTAACTCTACTTGTAATGGTAGTCGGTACGGGATTTGAACCCGTGTGACAAGGTTGAAAACCTTGCATCCTAACCCCTAGATGAACCGACCATATTTTTTTTTTACCATATTTTCATCTCCACACCCGTTGGTCGGGAACTAATTGCTTGCCTGCGTCCCCGGAATCGAACCGGGATAATCGTCAGAGTACCACCTCATATGGAGATTATATATATGTTTTCGTCACATTTAGCTTTAATGTGACTTATTGTAGTCAGGACTGGACTCGAACCAGTATGAGATGAGGAGTCAACCTTAACTATCTCCTATGCTTCCCTTGTATATTTTTACGGACTCTAATGAGTCGGGCATCTCTAGCCTAGATAACTTAGCGTCTGCCATTCCGCCACCTGACTAAATTTAGAGTTTTCGACCGTCCATAGCTCTATCAGTCTGGGTTCCATTCAGCATACTCTAATTACCCTGTTGCCTCTTCATCACATCTCCCTCAGGAGTGGTTTTATTGACAAAGTGTTGTGTGTTGTTAATTCAACTTAAACCCACGTATAGCTGGCTCCTTGTAGTCAGGGTGGGACTCGAACCCACAACACAACCAGATTTTATCCTGGGAGAACCTACCATTTCGCCATTATTGTCACCCGACTATTTTAATTTTTTCCATTTAGGATTCATTCCTTGGAGGAATGCTTCTTCAATAGTTACATTTTTGGGAAAATAAGTAACATATACTACTTTATATTCGCCCATTAAACCTCCACCTTCTTCCTCACAGGCACAAACACATGGATATTCACTTGGATATTCATCAATTTGGTCTTTTGAGTATGGGTAAAATTTCTCAAATTCTTCTTTATTATTTATTATCATATCCATCTTGTTTATTTTTAACAATGCAAAGATACAAAGTTTTTTTTAAAGTCAAACTTTTTTTTTGTGACCCCTGTAGGATTCGAACCTACGACATCTTGTATGTAAGACAAGCGCTCTACCATCTGAGCTAAAGGGTCTCTTTTATTTTTCCACCATTTCAAAGAACTCATTCTGTTTTTTAACGCCACAAAGATAAAACATTTATTTTTAATGGGGGGATAAAAAACAAAAAACCCCAAACTTTTTTTAGAAGTTCGGGGTCATATTATAAATTTTATATTATACTATCCTATATTCGAACTTCAACAACGCATACCAAACGAGAAACAAACTTCGTGTTGCTCGACAAATGATGATATATGGTTTATTGATGTTCTCATTTTTTTAATTTTATTATAATTATCTTAATAATAGTAAAAAGTTTTATTTTGTCAAATTATTTTTTTATTCTTTGGTCATTTTCATCATATTTGGATTCATTATAAAACATCCACCCAAATAATAATATTACTATGATAAATGCGATTATTACGATTGGTTCTTTGAGTACTTCCATTAAACTTCTTACATCTTTTTCAGATAATACAATATTTTTCATAACTTCTCAATTTAGAATACAAAGATAATGATTATTTTTTTAATAACTCAATTTTATTTTTAATTCCCTCAATTAGTCGGTTATAATGATTGATATTATTCCCATTATTAAGTTGAGTTGATACATTCAAATAATATTCCATCTTATCCAACTCCTCATTCAATTTGAATAATTTATTAGTTTTTTTATCTTCGGTCTTTGGAAGAGTTGTTTTGGTAATATATCGATAATGAAAACATTGAACATCATACCCTCCGGCTTCAATCGCTCGGGTATTAAAAGAATGGGTAACACCATCTCGGGTTACACCACAAGTAATTTCCAAACCTTTAACACTTCGGTCCAATGTGACATCACTAATAATGTCAGTTTCTTGAATATAAGTAGTAAGAGATGTGAATAATTTGTATTTTAAAGTCAATTTCCAAAAAAAGATATCTCTTTCGATGGAATCTTCTTCCCTTTTAATTCTTTCAGGTAGAAATCTAACATCAAATTTTGATGTTTCCGGAGATTCCAATCTTTTTTTCATACGCTCAATATTATTCTTTATGGATTCTCTTTGTTTTTCCTCAAGAATTTTGATGTAAGACTCAATACTATCGTAAATTAAATTTAAATTATTCATATCCTGTAATTTGATTACAAAGATAATGTATTTTTTTTAAATCAATAAAAAAAAATGTACCCCAAGTCAGATTCGAACTGACACGACTATTTTATGTCACAAGTTTCTAAAACTTGCGTGGCTACCTTTTCACCATTGGGGTATTTGTGTAGATAATAGGACTCGAACCTATACAAAAACTTTAGAAGAGTCTTATGCAATCCAATTACATCATATCTACATAGTACCTGGAGCGGGACTTGAACCCGCACGGACATTACTGTCCACTAGATTTTAAGTCTAGCGTGGCTGCCATTACACCATCCAGGTAAAAAAAAATTAAAATTGAATTTTAGAGAGAAAAATCTTCCTCAAACAATGTGTTTGTCTCACTTTCCTCAATATTATCAATATGTTCAAGTGTTATTGTGGAATCGTTGAAGTTAAAAACGAACATACCTTGGGACCCTTCGTTATTTTCCCAACCACCATAATTTCTTTCTAATTCACGATAACACCAATCTTCAATTTCAGCAGGAATAGGGTCACCCGTTTCTTCAAAATTACCTTCCATATATCCTGAATCACCCGAACCATTATACCTAATAGTTAAGTAACCATCTTCAGGGACTTCTGTTTCTTTTAACTCATTTTCCATCCAATTATCAAACATTTCTTTTTCTTCTTCAGAATCATATAAGATAGAACTCCCATCACTTTGGACATAATATGTATAATAATTTCTTATTGTTAAAGTTTTATCTTCCGAGTCAATACTAATTTCAATACTATTGTAATTCACCATGTCAACATCATCCGCCAACTCATATAAACCCTCATCAACAACATAACTCCAAACTTTTTTTAGAATTGGAAGTAATCCTTCCGGAATATCTGCCCTGTAATTATTATCAAAATGGGTAACATATTTCCAATCAATCGTGTTTTCATTAACACTATATTGGTCATATTCAAGTTCTATGTTGATTGTTCCCTCTTTCATCCCTAAGGAACCCAAATACCGACAAACTCTATTTAGATATCTTTTTTCTTCTGTTGTTAAAATATTTTTCATATATATAAATATTAGTCTTCTATCTTTAGTGTTCTCAACATCCATTGAGGTCGTTTATTTTCCAAAATATTTGTCGCCCATTCTTTCGCGGATGGTATGTAATTATTACAATCTTCTTTGACATGTTGTTCTCCAACATACCTAGTGTAAACTATTTTCCCATCACTATTTGTAAATTCGGAACCAAATCTTTGTTCCATTTCAAAGATACCTTCCGAGTGGTGTCTCCACATTCTATGTAAGGAATCTCCAAACCATCCTTTGGTTTCGTCCATCCATTCGTGTAAATGAATGTAATCTTCAGGTTTTCCACCAAATTTTTTGGCGGATGATTTTGCGTGTAAGTTGGGGTGTGCCATATATTTTTTATTTTATTTTGTGGAGTTACACGGTAACGCTCCGTGTTCTATGATTTGCAAAACCATTGTAATACTTTTATACTATAACCCCGAGTTATTTAATTGAGCCGAGGGTCGGATTCGAACCGACGAGTCCTTTCGGAACCTGATTACAAGTCAGGTGCAATCAACCTCTATGCGACCTCGGCAATTTTTATTTTAAATTTTCAAATTTGAATTTTTTAATTTCTTTAGAATAAAGTAGATATATGTTTTTTACAGAAGACAATTTTTTTTCAAGATTCTCATCTTTATCTGCATAAAGTTTACCTTTTATTTCAACCCAAAAATCAAACTCTTCTAAATAAAAATCAGGGTAATATTTATGGTTTTTTAAATCAACACCAATATACTCAAAAAAATATTCTCCATTATTTTTTATCCATTTAACATTTTTTTTATCACACAACATAGCAAACTCTTTTTCCGAATTAGAATCCATTTTATATCCTTTATACATTGAGGAATATTTAATTGTTGAATTCTCTCTAAGTCCTCCGGAACTTTTTAACCAACATTCATTATGATATTTATTATTCCTTCGTCTATATGATACTATTTCCTCCCCACATTTCAAACATATCGTTATCGTTGGATTAGGTTTTTTATTTTTCCCAATTAGAATATTCGCATCCTTAACTTTTTTAGAATTTTTTGCCGAAATAGATTTTTTCAATTTATCATTTTCATTCCAATCTCGACTATTCCTACAATTTAAAGAACAATAAGATTTTAACCCTTTTGATGGTTCAAAATTTTCCCCACATTTTTTACATTCCATATTATTAAATATAAAGTTGAACCCTAAAAATCCAACTTTCTTATTAAATTATGTTTGCGGTTCATGCGAGAATCGAACTCGCGGCTCCTGATAGACAGTCAAGAATGTTAGCCACTACACCAATGAACCAAAAAATTTCCCCACCTTGAGATTCCAAGTGAGTAGATATTCACAGTTTTTCCTATTGAAAAACCCAACGCGTCTTACCGCTTAAAAAGTCAAACATACTCGGTGGATTTGTTAAACCATTCTCCGAAGACCCCCTCTGTAAAGTCGTGGAAGGCGACAACTACACCATTGTTAAGAGACGGTGCCAAATCTATTGGGTATCTCTAACCCAGTGAGACGATAGTCGGGCTCGAACCGACCCTATTCCACATTGGAAGTGTGGTGCCATACCAACTAGGCGATATCGTCATGGTGCGGTAGAGAAGAATCGAACTTCCGTCCCTACATTGGCAATGTAATATAATAAACCATTATACGACTACCGCAATTGCGTCCCCTCATGGATTCGAACCATGGACCACTTGATTAACAGTCAAGCGCTCTACCACTGAGCTAAAGAGACTTTTATTCTTACTACTATTTCAATGAACTCGTTTTGTTTTTTTTCAGACCACAAAGATAATACATTTATTTTTAATGGTGGGATAAAAACAAAAAACCCCAAACTTTTTTTAGAAGTTCAGGGCTTTTTAATTTTGGCTTTTTACTATTTTCCACTATTTAAATTCTGAACTTCACACATAGATTCCCTCTGTCGTCATTGCCTAACGCTAAAGTTGTTCTATTAAGTGTGTTCAAATTTTTCATAATGTTTTTATAAATATAGTAAAAAATTAAAAAGTGTCAACCCTACAAATATTTTTTAAATAATTTTTCCAAAACTTCTTCATCTTCAAGAGATATTCGGGTATATTGAGATGATAATTCGCTCATTTTTTTCACAAATGATTCTTCGAGAAAACTCATTTTTTCGTTAGTCGGAAAATAATTAGGTAAATGTCCATCACCTTTTAACACTCCAATTAATTCCTTTATTTCTCTTTCACTACAATTAGATATGAAGTCATCTACATCAATATCTACATAAGATTCAAAATTTGGCATATATTATTTATTTAATAAGTTTAAAATTTCTTCTTTTGCTTTTTCGGTGGATTGTTTGTTGTGTCCACCGATATTCCATTCAATTTCTTCATCTATCCCAACCTCACGATACATTTTCCAATCGTAAATGGTGATTATTTCTTCATCTTCATTTTCCAATATCCATTGGAGAGTTACCTTACCATCACCGGATTTTAATTTGGAGTATTCTCCAACAATTTCTGATAATTGATTTGCGGTTGCTCTAATTGTTATCCCATGAAAACTTGTTCCGATTCCAAATGACTCTGACTTTTTTAACATAACCTCAATTTTTATTTTTTAATCTCTTTTTCTTCCCCAGTATACACCAATAACCACCGATATAAAAGCGCATGCTAAATAAATTCCTATTTCTTCCATAACTTTTTTATTTTATAATGCAAATATAGTAAAGTTTATTTTAAGTTGTCAAATTTTCTTTGAACTTTTTTTCCAACATGAACTATATCCACTATCTTCATATTACACTGTGTGTTCAATTTTAACTCTAACACAATTTTGAGGTAATCGATTTATGTGTCGATAATTATTGATGTAACCCATAATGTTTGCGCTACCAATAGCGTTTGCTGAGTGAGTGAAGACATCCACAACCGGAGCTCCATCCATCCATTTCTCAACCAACCATTTCGCACAATCATAACCTGTTTTCTCGGTAATATTGTCATAATTCAACTCATAGTTGTTATAGACATTGTTATGCCATTCTTGCATTGCACTATCTCCCAAGTCGTGGTCAAGAGAAATCAATTCAATGTTCTCCAACCCTATTTCGGTTACTTTATCAACGAATTCCTCGTAATTTCTAACAACAACCCATTCATTTTTTGCAACAGGTGTTCGCACATCATCTAGATAAATTTTTACTTTTTTCATACCACAAAGATAATACATTTTTTCTAAAATCAAATTTTTTTTGGTTTTACAAATAAAACACTTATAATTTACAAAAAACCAATGAAATGACCGGAGTATTAGTATTAAATTACGACTATACCCCATTGAATATTACTACAATGCGAAGAGGATTTGTATTAGTCGATAAGGGTAAAGCCGAAATTATAAAGTCGGATGATAATCCCATAGTTGGGAGTTATCAGACTTATCTTAGGCCCGTAATTATAAGATTGTTACATTATATTAAACATAAAGCAAGGAACATTAAACCCAATCGAATGAGGGTTTATAAAAGGGATAACCATGAATGTGTTTATTGTGGGTCAAAAAAACAATTGACCTTAGACCATGTCGTTCCCAAATCTCGTGGTGGAAAGAACACTTGGAGTAATTTGGTAACATGTTGTTTTACTTGTAATCTCAAAAAAGGAAATAAAACTCCGGATGAAGCAAAAATGGTAATGAGAACTCAACCATACACTCCAAACATTTTAACCGAAAACGGGGTATTAAATAAAATATGGAATGATTATCAACAATCATTTGTTTATTAAATAAAAAATTATTATTATTAAAAAAATCAAATCAAAAAAAATGGAAAATCAAACAAATCCTGAACAATCAGGGACAGAACAAATGGGTCAAGGGCAAAACTCGCTAGATGTATTAAACGCATCATTATTATTCGCAAGAGCATTGGGACTAATCTTTCAAGAAAATGAAGGAATCGTTGTCGATGTTAAAGGAGATGTTAATTTAGGTGATGATGCCAAAAAAGTTATCGTTTTCAAACAAAACGACCAAATTCATATCTTCAGATGTGACGAAGACATTGAAGAAGGTATGGCAGTAAATTTGGGACCAAATCCTGATGACGCTACAACTCAAGAAACGGAAACCACTGAAAATTAATTTTTTTCATTAGTTTAAATTTTTTCGATTACATTTGCATAAATAAATTTTAAGAACATGAATTACGGACAAGAATTTCAATCGTATTACACGAAACATTTAGGTAAACCATCATCCCATTTGGATTACTTCGAAAAACAAATTGAATCCTCAATGACACCATACATCTTGGAAGAAAGAGAAATGAGAGTTACTCAAATGGATATCTTCTCAAGATTAATGAGGGACCGAGTGTTATGGGTTGCAGGACCTGTTGATGACAGAATGTCAACTATAGTTCAAGCTCAATTAATGTTCTTGGATTCTTCAGATAAATCGGACATTACAATGCACATTGATAGTCCCGGAGGAAGTGTGAAATCAGGTTTATCTATGGTAGATGTGATGGAATACATCTCTTGTGACATCAGAACCGTGAATACTGGTATGGCGGCATCGATGGGTTCAGTATTGTTAGGTGCGGGAACCAAAGGAAAGCGTTCATCATTGAGATTTTCCAAAACAATGTTGCATCAATCATCAGGAGGTGCTGGTGGAAATATTCAAGACGCTCGTATCAATATGATTGAGTGGGAAAAAACTAATAATATTCTTTTTGAATTATTAGGTTCTTATTGTGGTAAATCCGCAGAACAAATTATGACAGATGCGACTCGAGATTTATGGTTGGATGCTCAAGAAGCGTTGGATTATGGTATTATCGATGAAATTGTTAAACCAAAAGAAAAAGTGAGTAAGTAGTATTATTTCAAACATTCTGTAAACCAAAAAAGGAGAGTCAATGACTCTCCTTTTTCGTTAGATGTGGAATACCCCCTTAGTTTAACCCATTTATACTCAAAAAGTATCTAACTCTTTGAATTTCTTTATTATAAATATTACAAATCTTTATTTTATCTATCATTATTTCTTGGTTTTATTAATCTCCATTTTGAAGAACTTTCGGTTCCTCCGATTCCACCTTGTAAAGCCTCTATTTTTTTTCGTACCGGTCCTCTACCCAACTTACCTTTCCAACTCCCATTAAAATAATTAGCACAAGTTTGAGTTTCCTTTTTAAGTTGATTGAATAGTTGTTCATCCATGTTAGTAACATCATTTTCCCATGTCTCATAAAATCTTTCAATCATTTTAACACAACCCTCAACATTTGGTCTAAACTCGTTTAAGAATTTTTCAGCGGCAGCATCCGTAGATTCTCTATCCATTTGGTATTTTGACTTATTCGAGTTTGTTTCTACATTTGCATTATTGGCCGGTGTTGAAGTAGTAGGTGTATTAGTTAATTGGTCGCATTCCCACTTGTAGGGACCTTTAGGTGTTTGAGAACCTTTCGGGTATACAAAAAAAGTAAAATCAGCATACTGAACTACCTTATCGCCCACTTCAATTATGCCGGGTATACTTCCTTTAGCAATTTTAACATAACCCTCTTTACCACCAACGGGTTCTATTTTACCGTTTCTTAAACATCCCACTGTTTGTGCAGCGTCTAAAACATCCGTATCTGAAGTTTGTTCAAGAGTTAATCCTCGATTCAATTTCTCCAGTTCATTTTCTAGAATTTTTTTGAAATTTTTATGTTTATTCAAAATTTCATTTTTTTCTTGTTCACTAATTAATATTTTTTTCATATTATAATTTTATATTTTTTCTAATTTATATGTGGTTGAATCTACAAATTTAACCTGAGGAGGTATATTAGTTCCCGTATTTGCCGAATCCACAGGTTTAACTGGTGTTCCCGTATTTGCCGAATCCACAGGTTTAACTGGTGGTACATTAGTTACCACTTTCGTTGAATCCTGAGTTGGTGTTTCCGGGGTTGTTGGTTGTACTACTTCTTTGAAGGCATTCGGAAATTGTCTATTTAAGTTATCGACAGACGATGTAAATCCATCTTTACTTATATTAAATACTTTTTGATTATTTATATTTTTAGCATACCAATCAGTTCCTTTAACACCATATCGATAATTTTTATCACCGGGATACTTGTATTTGAAGTTGATTCCTTCATAATCTTGTGTATTCAATGGATTTCCTCTTTTTCTTGGTGTCGGAGTTGGTGTCGGAGTTCCTGTGTTATCCGGAGTTGTTGTGTTCTCAGGTTGGGTATTACTTTGGTCTATTTTTTCGTATTTCTTGGTATCATTATTATACTTTACACCTAATTGTTTCTGTTCATCATCATCTAACCAAGCTTGGTCTCCAAATTTTTTATATGTTTGCTCAGCGGGGTCAATAGTCTCTTTCCAGTTATTATCATAAGTTCCCATATATTTTAAACCATCTGTATCTGTTACAACATATCTTCCACTTGGGAATACGTCTCGAATATTCTTACTTTTATAATAAATTTTAAACACACCATTATTAACAGGTACTATCTTTTCTATTTCATTTTTTTCATCAGGAGTTAACGATTTTTTATATTCCGCTATACGTTTGTTCGCTAATTCTACAGGAGTATTTGTCGCAGGTTTAGGTGGTTTTACTGGTTGTTCAATAACTTCACCTTTACCACTTAATGGTTTAACTGGTGGGTTTTGAGGACCTTCAACTATCATTTTTAAATTTCTATTATACATATATTTGTTTTTTATTTCTTATTTACAAGGATTTTGATTAGTGTCTTGATAATATACTGTGGTTATGTTATTGTTTTTAACAACATCAAGGTAATATTTTTCACTCCAATCAGAGTTATGTGTAACATATGTTTCTTTCCCATCAACTTTTTCTAAACTCACGTCCCATCCACCCTCGAATAAACAAGGTACCACCGGTTTAATGTCTTTTTCGATATCAATTTCGGAGGTTGTATCATTGGTGTTTTCAAGTTTTTTCTGTGCGGTTTTAATTTGTTCTTTTAATTTTTCACCTTGTTTATTTAATTTATCGGCATTTTCCTCACTAATGTTATCATTTCTTACACCAAACCAAAAATTCCAAAAGTCATCCGCCAACCCAGGAATTACAACATCTAAGTCTTTAAAATAATCCATAGAATAATTCCCCATATCTCCAAGAAAATTTAAGAACCCTATTGCCGATTTTGTTGGTGTATTAATGTTTGTATTTTCTTTATTAATATGTTCATCATAAGATTTTATTTGGTTTTGAACGAATCCGTAATCATTTAAATATTCAACATTTCTTACTTGGTTACCTAAAATATCTGTTACATAATCAACGAACGCATACATAACAGCCAATGAAATATATGACCACGCAAATTCTTTGGCAACATTAGTAAGTCCAGGTATAATCCCAAATTCCTTCATAAAATCACCAATACCTTTCCACTTTTGAGTTTGTCCCGAATATAGAAATCTTCTAAATTCACCGTATTCAGGTCCCTTTACAAATGTTAACCATTTTTTTGCAACTTGAGCACCATAACCCCCTGAATCACCAAATTTTCTTCTCATAATTCCTGGAAACCAACTTAACGGATTTAACATAGAGTTTGCTTGAATCATCATTGATGTTCTTCTATCTTTCAATCCTTTATAATTTTCTTTCCATGTTTTTAACGCACCACCATCAAAAATTTTTGCAGCTTTTTGATACCCCTCAATACCTTCAAGTTTCCTTTTTAATTTGTAATCCGGTACATTAGTGTCAATCCATTCGTCAATTATTTTATAATTATCTACATCACTTTTTGTCAAATTTCTAATGTTGTCTCCAATTCTTTTTAAAATATCGGTTTTTTGTGCGGCATTTTCTGTTTCATCCAAAGTTTTCATTAGAGACAATGTTTCATCCATTAATTCAACTTGTTTTGTAAACATATCAGTAATTGTTTGAGAAAATTGTCTCATAGACCTAAAAAATGATTGACCCAAACCTTTTTGTCGGTATAGTTTCTCTAACTTGGTTAATTCATCACTTGTTAATGGAACAATTTGTTCCCAATTTTGTCCCGCAACATCTGTAATGTTTTTTGGTTTTGGGTTATCCACAATAGGTTTAGGGGTTGGGGGGGATTTTCTAGCTACGTTATCGATATAATCTAAAATATCTTTCTTAATAATATCTTTTACACCATCAAACTTTGTTTTAACATTTTGATTAACCCAATTTTCTGCAGATGATTTAGCGGTATCAGGGTCTAATCCATCGGCTATTCCATTTTTATACAAAGTTTTAATATCATTAATTG